GAGTAGTTTGGGCATATCTAGACCCAAATAATAATTTGTGACTAAAGAACAATTAATTATAGAAGTTACGAAGTGTATGAGGAATACTCCTTATGCACTTCGAACTTATTTACAAACATACGATAATACAGTATCAAAGTATGTTCCATTAGACCTTTTCCCTGACCAAGTGAGCCTTATTGAGGATTACGACAAATACAATGAAAATATTGCATTAAAGTATCGTCAGGCGGGTGTATCAACGGTTACTGCCGCTTGGGCATCAAAAAAATTGGTGTTTGCCAAAAAACAAAAACCTGAAAAGATTCTAATCATTGCCAACAAATTAGATACATCTGTCGAGATGGCTAATAAGATTAGAAGCTTCACTGAACAATGGCCAACATGGGTTGGGGTTAGTTTTGCAAAAGAAAAGAATTCTCAAAGACACTTTAAATTAACAAATGACTGTGAAGTAAAAGCGGTGGCAACATCGAAAGATGCCTTGAGAGGTTATACTCCAACCATCCTCATTTTTGATGAGGCTGCGTTCATTGAGGCTGACGGAGATTTTTGGTCAGCGTGTATGGCCTCACTATCTACGGGTGGTAAAGTTATTGTTGTTTCTACTCCAAACGGATACGACCCCATCTACTATGAAATCTATGACCAATCATTAAGAAACATGAACGATTTCAAGATATCTGAAATGTTTTGGTATCGTGACCCAAGATATACACGAGACTTGTATATGGTTAAAACTAATGATTTGGTTCATTATTTGTTAAACAGAGAAGAATATCCGAAAGACTCTGTTGTAGATTTATCAACAGAAAATCCATATGATAGAGACCATACTGTAACAACAGACTACATTGAACAAGGGTATAAACCATGTTCCGCTTGGTTTGAGAGTATGGTTAAAAAACTCAAATACGATAGACGTAAAGTTGCTCAGGAATTGGAATGTAACTTCTTGGGTTCAGGTGATAACGTATTCGAATCCGAATTGATGCAAAATATTGCAAAGAATATGTTGAGAGAACCATCGGCAAAACTCATGGGGGGTTCCCTTTGGATTTTCAAAGAGCCAGTAAACGGTCACAAATATGTAATGGGGGTCGACGTATCTCGAGGAGATTCTGAGGATTTCTCATGTATTCAGATTATTGATTTTGATGAAAGAGAACAGGTTTTAGAATATGTTGGAAAAGTTCCACCTGATGTTATTGCAGAAATTGCGTATAAGTGGGGGACAATGTATAATGCTTATTGTGTAGTCGATATTACTGGAGGTATGGGCGTTTCTACAGCGAGGAAAATGCAAGAATTATCTTATGGTGGTGGATTATACGTTGATAACGTTGACACTTTTAACAAATGGAAATGGGACCCCAAGATAAATGAAAAAATACCTGGAATTAATTTTAACAGTAAAAGAGTTCAAATTATTGCTGCGTTGGAAGAAGCTGCGAGACATGAATTCAAAATTTATTCAAATAGATTATACAATGAAATGAATACTTTCATTTATGTAAACGGTAGACCAGACCATCAGAAAAATCACCACGATGATTGTATTATGGGTATTTCTATGGCGATTTATGTTGCTGAAAAATCTTTTCAATCTTTAACTAAAGTTACAAATCATACAAAGGCTATGTTAAATTCATGGACAAGTAATGTTCATGAAAACAAAAATACTTCTGATTTCTTTAATCCGATGGTTCCACAGATGGGTAAAGACGCAAGAGGATACAATAATGGTCCATCTAAAAAAGACTACGAAACATATAAGTGGTTATTTGGGGCTTGATAGTATTTATATTATCGAAGTATTAAGTAAAATTATATCATGGCAGAACAGAATTTAACGGTTTGGCAACGATTATCCAAAACTTTTGGACCTAACTCACTTTTAGGTCAAGATTATCCAACTTTTAAGTTTGATAAAAAAGAAATATTACGCACAAAAAGTAGGGAAGAATACGAGAAGGAAAAACTTCAAGCACAACAAACTTATTATTTGGGAAACCAGTGGACTAAGGTTGAAAACAACCTTTATTCACAAGCGATATATTATGAACCATCAAGGTTATCTGCTCAGTATGATTATGAATCGATGGAGTATACTCCTGAGATTTCTGCAGCCTTAGACATTTATGCCGAGGAATCCACAACGACTAATGAAGATGGATTCATACTTCAAATCTATTCTGAGTCCAAAAGAATAAAATCAGTTCTTGCGGATTTATTTAACAATGCTTTGGATATAAATACCAATTTACCTATGTGGACAAGAAACACTTGTAAGTATGGTGATAACTTTGTGTATTTAAAATTAGACCCTGAAAAAGGTATTGTTGGGTGTCAACAATTACCAACAATCGAAATTGAAAGACATGAGGTTGGTGCGAGCCAAAAGATTTCTCTTTCGATAGAAAAAACTGAACCCAATAAAGCTCTTACATTTACATGGAAGAATAAAAACATGGAATTTCAAACGTGGGAAATAGGTCATTTCAGATTATTAGGTGACGATAGAAAACTTCCATACGGAACTTCAATGTTGGAAAAAGCAAGAAGAATTTGGAAACAGTTATTGTTATCTGAGGATGCGATGTTGATATATAGAACATCAAGAGCACCTGAAAGAAGGGTGTTCAAAGTATTCGTGGGAAATATGAATGATGATGATGTTGAAGCATATGTTCAACGTGTTGCAAATAAGTTTAAAAGAGAACAAATTGTTGATAGTAAAACAGGTAACGTTGACATGAGATTCAACCAAATGGCGGTTGACCAAGATTACTTCGTTCCAGTTCGTGACCCAGCAGCACCGATGCCAATCGATACATTACCTGGCGCCACAAACTTATCAGAGATTGCCGATATCGAATACATCCAAAAGAAATTATTAACGGCTCTTCGTGTTCCTAAGGCATTCTTGGGATTTGAAGAAGTTGTTGGTGATGGTAAAAATTTATCATTACAAGATATTAGATTTGCTCGAACGATTAACCGTATTCAAAAGAGTATGTTGGCGGAACTAAATAAGATTGCGATTATTCATCTTTTCTTATTAGGTTTTGAAGACGAATTATCTAACTTCACACTAGGTTTAACAAACCCATCAACTCAAGCTGACTTGTTGAAGATTGATGTTTGGAAAGAGAAAGTTTTATTGTATAAAGATTTAGTTGCCGACCCTGGTAACGGAATTCAAGCAACATCATCAACATGGGCAAAGAAACACATATTCGGTTGGTCTGATGAAGAAGTTAAACTCGATTTACAACAACAAAGAATCGAAAGAGCTGTTGGTGAAGAACTAAAAGCAACTGCAACAGTTATTACTAAGACAGGGTTCTTTGACAATATTGATAAGCTTTACGGCACAACAACAGGAACAACTCAAACACAAGGTGCTGAAACAGAAACTGAAAGTCCATTACCTTCATTCGGAGGTGGTGGTGATATTCCTGAATTACCTGAACCAGCAGGAGCTGAACCAGCGGGAGGAGAAACTCCGCCACCACCAGCAGAAACAGGAGGAGGTGAGGCTGCTGTGACACCAGAATCAAAAAAGAAAGATTTCAATATTTTAGTTGAAAATAACATGATTGAAGGAGATGAATTCCTCGATTTGGGAAAAGCTAGAGAATCTTTGGGAGAAATTTCAAAAGAATTGGATAAGTTATTAAATTCATAATATTTATATTCAAATACAAAAAAAATGACTTTCGGACAAGTAAAATCCATTATTGAAAAAAATCTTATAGAATCTTATAGGAACGAAAAAGAATTCAAAAAATCTCTTAGAGAGTTTAAAGAAAATGTTCTTAATAGTAAATCATTGTCCAAGGTTTATAACCTATATGACCAATTATCGACTTCTCATGGTTTGAGTAGTTCTGATGCTAATGAATTCTTAAATGAAGGAATCGGTTTAATCCAAAAGTTATTACCAACTATTAAAATGCCAAAAAGTGTTTCAGAAAGTAATGAAAATTTATATTCGGATATTGACACTTTAGTTTATACAAACAAACTTAATATTCACGAAAGATTACAATCAAGAAAGAATCTCATTAAAGTTTTGACTTCTGAAAACAAAATTGTAAAAGAATCTATACAAATTCCTATAAGCACTATGGTTAAAATTGCAAACCAAACATTAGAAAATTATGTAGATACTATGGATGAGCAGTCAAAAAAGACATTCATTGAAATCTTGAAATCTGATGGAGATAGTCTTAAGGAAGATTTTTCAGTTCTTAAAGAGAAAACTATAGAAAAATTAAACTCAATTCTTGGTGAACAAAAAGAAAGTGATGTTATTGAAAAAATATCAGAAACAATTGACAAGTTGAAAGGTGAAGAGTTTAATCAAATTAACTATTTCAAATTAGTTAATTTAGAAAAAAACTTATAATTCGTTGAGTTTTCTTTGTTTATAAATTGCTTTTAATTTCTGAGCTCTTTTTTCGACAGATTGTTTGATAAATTCTTTTCTATTCATCAATTGTTGATTCTGCTTAGTTTTGATTACTTTAGATTTTAAAGTCTTTAAAGCCTTTTCAATATTCTCGTTATTTTTTATTTCAATTATTAACATATTAAAATAAATATTATTTGTTTTTATAATTTTTGACATTGAGTTTTATAAGTGTTATTTTTATTAAAATAAACATTCATAATATGAAACTTAATGAAAAAAGGGAAAAGTGTAAAGTTGAATCTGTATAGCCCAATCAAATCTATATATGGGACAGTCGATTCAAAAAATTTAAAATCAATTTACATCAACATTCAATCTTGGGTTTGCCCTAAAAAAGAACATGATAATTGGAATAGAGTAGTTTGTAATCTTAATCGTGAAATTAAACATTCCGTATTTAACTCAATATCACAAACAGTCTTTATGGACCGAAGTATTGTTGACTTAGATTTGAGAACGAGTGGAATTTCTACAGGAAAAAAATCATTTTTTAACTTAGAAGTAAACCTTTACACTAATGAAGAGTTAGACTTTAAATCTCAAGAATTAAAAGATTCTGTTAAAAGAATTGTAAAAAACATCTTCACAAATAATCTTTCTAATAACAACTATTTTGATTTTTACAAAACCAAAAAGTAAAATATCTATTAAACTTACTCAATCAGTATATTTATTTCTAAAAGAGTTATGAAGAAATTGAGAATTCTTGAGGCTAATGAATCAGGTCATGGAATACTAATCGAGATGGATGCTGGTTATGTTTCACCCCGTGATGAAATGAATGCCGCCTTTCTTAAAGAAGCCGTTAAATTAGACTACAAAAACCCTTTTGAGTTTTATGCAGTTCTACAAAAATATGATACCCCTAATAGGAATGGTAGATTTTACCCTGAGAGAATCCTTAAGAGAGAGGCTGAGAGATATAAAAAGATGATTGCTAAGGGATTGTCAACTTCAGAGTTAAACCACCCAGAATCGTCTCTAATTGACTTAGACAGGGTATCACACATTATCACAGATATATGGTGGGATAAAAATATTTTGATGGGAAAACTTAAGTTACTAACATCACCAGGATTTCATGAAAGAGGTATTGTTTCAACTAAAGGAGACCAAGCGGCGAATTTAATGAGACAAGGTGTTACAATGGGAGTTTCGTCAAGAGGTGTTGGTTCCTTAAAGAAGGTTGGAGAAAGAAATGAAGTTCAAGATGATTTTGAATTAATTTGTTTTGACTTAGTTTCTTCACCATCTACACCAGGTGCTTATCTCTTTTCGGATGTAAATGAAAGAGATAACTATGAAGAAAATCTTGAAGAAGAAAAGAAAATACAACAACCTGAAAAGAATTTGGACAAGTCTATTGATTTGATGAAAAAACTTACCGATTTTTTAGGAAAATAAAAAATTAAATTATGGACGAAAAGTATTTTGTTGCAAAAATTACCTATGACCTTCCTGATGAAAACTCTGGAAAAATTAAAAAAATCAGAGAAGAAAAATTAGTCAAAGGTTTTTCAGTAACTGATGTTGAAGCAAAGGTTACAAAAAAATATGAAGGGTTCTCTCACGATTGGAGAATAACCTCAGTTTCAGAGAGTAAAATCGATGAAGTAATCGATTAAAAATTCAAAGTGGTCTTAACGACCACTTTTTTATTTTATGAAACTATTTATAATAAAATAAATAAAAAATGATTTTTATTATAAATTACAAAGACCAAAGTTCTACCTTATTGAGTGCAACTACATGGTCAGATGCAATTGCTTACGCTGAAGGAACGGGAAAAGCAATTGGTTCTATTAATGAACCTTATAGCCCGATATTGATTTTAAATTCTCCCCTCTCTGACAATTTTTATCAATTAACACTTAAAAACAAAACAACAGGTTTGGGCTCCCTATATTTTCTTTTTGAAGAAAACTTTCAATCTTTGAATTCTTGGATTGAACTTCAAACAAATTCAGAGGTAACAAATATATCCTATCTACAAAGAAATTACGTTTCAATATAGGGAAATAATACTTTTTTCCTATTTGACACTATTTATATGTTAAATTAAACAATTTTTCTATGCAAGAAAATAAAGATGTAGTACAAGAGGCACTCATTCGAATGAAACAAGTCGAAGATGTAATTGCCGAGAATGCAAAAGGAATACTTGCTTCAACTATGAAGGAAGAAATCAATCAATTAGTAAAAGAATCTCTATCTGAACAAGATGAAGACGAGGTTGAATTAGATGTAGACATGGACGATGACGCTGAAGAAGTGGATATGGACATGGATACTGATAACGAAGACGAAGTCGAAATGGATATGGACTTAGATTTAACTGACATGGATTCAGAATCTCCTATTGATTTAACAAACGCTTCTGATGAAGAAATTCTTAAAGTTTTCAAAGCTATGGGTGAAGAAGACGGTATCATTGTAAAGAAGGATGGCGAAGACATTCACCTTACAGATAACAATTCTGACAACGAATACTTAGTAAAACTTGGAGAATCGACTGAAGAAATGGATGAAGAAGATGACATGGACGATGAAGAAATGGAAATGGACGAATCATCATATGGTGGTAACAAAGGCGACATTTCTAAATCTCGTAAAGACTACATGGAAGAAGATGAAGATGTAGATGCAGTTATTGAGAAGTTATTCTCATCTGATTCAGACAACAGCGAAGAAATGGATTTCGACGTTGAAGATGATGAAGAGGTTATGTATGAAATCGAGTTTGACGAACAAGACGATGACGACATGGACGACGTGGAAATGGATTCTGATGAAATTGAAATGGACGAAGAGGAAATGGAAATGGATGAAGAAGAAATGGAAATGGACGAGCAAAATTGGGAAGAAAGCTTAGATGAAGCTTACAGTCACAAGAAAGCTCCTGGTGTTAAAGGTAGTGGACCTAAATTCTCTTACGATAAATCTGCTAAAGGTGGATTTAAAGAAGATAAGAAAGAAGGACCTAAATCAGTTGGCACAGGTAAGGCTAAGTTCGAATATAAGAAAGGCGCGAACATGGAAGGAAAGTCTAAAGTCGTTAAAGCAGAAACTAAAGAAGGTAAATTCGGAGGCAACAAAGGAGACGATTCTCGTTCTAAAAGAGACTACGAACAAAAGTTTGGTGGTAACAAAGGTGATAAGTCTAAAACTCATAGTGGAAAAGATTATGAAAAGGCTGAAACTAAAGAAGCTGCAAGAACTTATGGAATGGGTTCTAAAGAAGGAAGAGGTCTTAGAAAGGGCATTACTAACAACAGAAACTATGTTTATGGTAAAGGTGGTGTCAAAGTTGAATCTCTTGAATCAGAAGTTAGTATGTTGAGAGAAAAGAACGAAGAGTATAGAAAAGCATTAAATGTATTTAGAGAAAAATTAACTGAAGTAGCAATCTTCAACTCTAATTTAGCATATGCAACTAGACTTTTCACTGAACATTCAACAACTAAGAAAGAAAAAATAAATATCCTGAGAAGATTTGACGGGGTAGAATCTCTTAAAGAATCAAAAAATCTTTATAAGTCTATCAAAGACGAATTGGGTCAGGTTGATACAAAATCAATTAACGAATCAGTTGGAAATAAAATAAATAATACAGTTTCAACAGGTTCATCAACAACATTGATTGAATCAAAAACTTATGAAAATCCACAATTCTTAAGAATGAAGGATTTAATGACAAAAATTAAATAA